GGAGCTCACTCAAAAACCCCTCCAATCCTAAAATTTCATCATCAGGAGGAACTTGCATGCCATGAGCGGCTTCTCCTTCTGTAATTCCGTTCCTGAGCCAATTTTCGGCTATCACTTTAAGGTCTTGGTCATTTGGCCTTCTGTTATGTTCAGCCCAAAAATCCCGGTACCACTTAGCGTGGGTAGACCCGCCTTTATACCATTCTCCAGTAGGATACCCGTCAGAGCCAATTACCTGTCCGTATTTTTCAACATTACCTTCATTAATCTCTTTTTTTAACAAGTCAATATAAAAGTTAATTTTCTTTTCAATTTCCAGTTTAAAGTAGCTAATGGCCTCTGTCAATGTCTTCTTTTCGTGTACCCGAAGGTAATTAAGTAAAGCCTTATCTGTTTCCGTGAGCATCCCGGCTGCATCAGCGTTTGCTATAGCATTATTTTCTAAATACCTGGCAACGGCATTTACCGCTAGTTCATGAGCTTTTTCCAAATCAGCAATAAATTCCTCCACAGAATTACCTTTACTGACCTTTTTTCTTAATCCGGCAATGGCCTTTTTAATAACCTCAATAGCTTTCTTTACCGCACCAGGTGACTTCTGTGCCAGACGATCCCAGAATGACTTTTTTGTCATTTGCTCGCCCATAAAGTCTCCGGCAAATTCTTCCCAAGCATGGTCTTCGGTAATGGATATCCCATTTTCTTCGTAGACCTGCACTAATGCTTTTACCCTGTCATGGCCTTCCTGGCTCACTAAGCTCTTTAATTCTTTAATAAAAGGACTATAAACATCATTATCTTTAGCAATTTCATGGACTATTTCATGCCCGGTAACAGCGTGTGCCGGATTTGTCCGATCAGAGTTAATAAAAATAGTACCATTAACAACAGCACCATTAAAATTATTTGCTTTATCATAAAGATCCTTATTGGTAGTTTTGAGAGATTTATTCACGGAAAAATGGACAAACTTATGCCCAAACAATCCGGCTATTTGCTCTGCTGCCTGCACGTCTTTTGTTTTCTTTTCATCGGCAATAGATTCGTACACTCTTGTTCCTTGCGGTATGCTTCCAGCAGCTCCTTGTGTGATTCGTTGTTCAAGTTTGGAAAGGGCTTCTTCATCTGTAATCGCATCCCGTCCTTGAATTCCAGTGACAACGATATCCCCTCCTTGATCAGTATTTTGGCTGATGGGAATTTCTGCCTTTGGTTCATTATATTTTTCATTGGTTAATGCGTCAATATTTGTTGGAGATTTTAATTGAGACTGAGTCCCCTGTTGAATTGAAGCGGGGACTATTGTCTCTATTCCAGGTGATGCTTGAGGAACCGACCGTTGTTGAACCGGTTGATTTATTTGGCCGAGAGAATCCAGCTCATTTGCACTGCTGATTACTCCCTGATTAAATGTGTCAATTGCCTCTGGAACGGCCTGCTGAATAATTTTCGTTCCCTCATCCGTGTTTGCCAATCCATTCAAGGCTTTTACTTCCGCCTGGTCCTGCGTCATTCCGGTACTCTTATAATGTTCTACCACCGTATTATAAGTCTGTTGCGCTTCGGGAGATAGCTTAGCAAGCGCAGAATCTTTAATAGCTCTGTAAGCAGCCCCGGCGGTACCCATGCCAACACCGAAAACAGCACCAATCTCCATGGCCCGTTTCACCTGGGGATCTGTCCAAGAAACCGGTTCCCCCATGGCACTCCGTTGAATATTCTCCTGAATCCCTTCTTCCAACCCTTCTTGGGCTCCTGTTAATCCCATTCGAGCGAGAAAACGGGCAATGCTTCCTGTCTTGCCTCCCCCGGTAAATACAGTCCGTAAAGCGGCATTTTTTACATTGCTTGGAGCCGGAAGGAAGGCGGTTCCCAGTTCTGCAATGTCCATAATACCCAGTTTCATATTATTTCTGAATACGCTGTCCGCCGCCTTCTCCGCATCTTCCACAGACATTCCTCTTGCCCGCGCATCATTATAAGTTCCTCCTGCCTCCATTAATGATTCTAGCGGTCTGGAAGCAGCGCCGCCGGCAATAGAGCCAATTACAGCAGAACCAAATTCCCCAAGTCCAGCTGCTCCAGCAACGCCAGCACCGGCCAGTCCTGCCCCCATCATGACAGGGGCCAAGGACAAGGTAAATGGTAAAGCTCTTATAATATCATCGCCAAAATTAGGACTAGTCTGTCCCCAAATAGCAGAAGTGGCTTCTCCGCGCCGCTGCATTTCCTTGCCAATATTTTCAGCCCCTAAATATTGGGCCACTCCGCCTGCCGTAGCTAACACATCGCCAAACCCGGCCTTTATGTCATTTAAAATACGGTTTCCGGAGTTATCTGCAGACTTGATTAAATTAAAATAACGGGCTGCGTTAAGCTCGCCTGAAGTCAGTTGCTGCCCGGACTGAATTTTTTTAGTAAGATTTTTGCCAAAAGGACTTCGAGAAACCAAAGCAGAAAGCATTTCTGCGTTTGATGGTTCAAAAGTTGATTTTTGCTGAGCCGTATTAGAAACAGTCTGTTTCGGCGAAACCGTTTTTGGCTTTTCGGGAGCTTTTATTCCTTGAAAACTATACGTATCAGGAAGACTATCCAAAAAATCGCCGGATTTGTATTTATTCTTTGGCGTAGTATTGGGCCCATAAATATCTGGTAAGTTGTCTAAGAAATTATTAGCCAATGCCGATTCCCCCTAATACCTTTTTTACATAGTTTTGTGTCTCTTTAAATGGAGGAATTCCTTTGTATTTATCAACATTTCCTGGTCCTGCATTATAAGCGGCGACAGCTAAAGCCACATTGTTATTGTATTTCTTTAAAAGCTGAGATAGGTATTTCACGCCGCCGGTAATATTTTGCGTTGGGTCGTAAGGATTTTTTACGCCTAATGACTTTGCCGTATCCGGCATTAACTGCATTAAGCCCATAGCGCCCGCAGAACTGGTCGCCTTAGGGTTCCAGCTAGACTCCTGCTTTATCATGCTTAATACTAAATTGGCCGGAACCCCATATGAAGCGGCTATTTTCTTTGCCGATTCAGCGTAAGCCTGCGGGCCACCTACTCCCCCGACTGAAATCCGCTGAATATATTGGTATTTCCTCCGGTGTCAATACCTAAAAGGCTGTTACTTTTATCCTGGTCGTAAACGTCCTGCATTAATTTATAAAATAGGTCGGGTCCAACTTTAGACATCAGCTGATTCTTATGGGTATTGAAGTGATATTGCCTTTGTTCCGGGGTCATCTTTGAATATTCCCCAATTACAGCCGCATAATTAGCCATTTGCGTTCCTTCTTGCCCAGCCTTAGCAGCTTCAGAAGCCATTTGTTGTTCTGATAAATTTAATCGTCGAGTGTCATTTGCTAAATTAGCAAGGTTCATCTGGTTGCCAAAGGCATTTTGCTGCTGCTGTTCAGCAAACTGTTGAGCTGCTAATGTGGAAGTCCCGGCAGGAAATGGCAATTCAACAGGATTATCTTTTCTATAAGATTGTATGGCATTGATTAATCCGGCTAATGCCTGTTCCTGTGTCGGTCTGGCAACTTCTTCTCCATATTTAGGGGACTGTAAAGAATCGTTATAGTCATCGTATATCGCTTGTTTCTGAGGAGTGGGATTTGTCAGCGGGATCCCCGCTTTTGCCTTACGGGCAACTTCGGCCTGAACCGCGCTACTAAGGCTATTTTCCCCTTTTACTAAGTTAATTGCTTTTAAAAGGGCGTCTAATTCGTTTGCCATTATTTAACCCCCCAAATCTATTCCATATTGCTTAGCTTGGGCCAATATCCAGCTTTCCAAGCCTTTGTTTCCGGATTTTCTGGCTTGACTTAGCTGGTTGAGCAAATATTGTTTTTCGTTGTCCAGATTAAGGTTGTCCAGATTAAGATTTTGCCCTGCTGTAGTGGTTTGAGGAACCTGTCCTATTACTTGAGTCCACTGTAGGGGCATTGTTGCTTCTTCACTTGCCGTTTGCATGAAGTAAGGCAGTAAACTTGTAGCCCAGTTTTGGGAGTTGAGATTGGCGCTTTGCGCCGCATTTGCAAGAGAACTGATAGAATTAAAAATCCGCTCCCAGTCGGATGCGGATTTGGATTCATTTTGTTCAGTTAGTAACTGTAAATATTGTTGAGTTAAATCACCTTGCGTTTTTGCTAATTGCTGTTCTTGCTCTGCTCCCTGGCTCTGTACGCCGGCCAGCCAATCAGCCACGGCATTAAGTTTTGCGGCCTTCTCTGCCTCATATTGTTGCGCCTGCTGCATAATCGGGGTAGTCTGTTTTTCCGTTTCCCAGTTCACAACCCCGGACTGCCCGGCACCCCTGGCGATAGCGCTTTCCTGAGCGTATCTCCGGGCCTCGTCAAGCATTGCCTGAGTTTGCTGCGGCACACTTGCATAGGCTGCTTCAATAGCCTCTTTCTGGCTATTGGCCGTAGTAATGGCCTGTTCTATCGACCGCTGCAATGCTTCAAGTTGCGGTGTAATCTGCAAAGAAGCATAGTTTTTTGCAATATTTTCAAGTTCACTCTGCGATTTTTGACTGGTTGTTGGAGCTTGAGAAATAATATCCCTGATCAACTGTTCATAAGGCATGTTGTAGTTGTCCATTGGATTTGATAACTGACTTATGTAATCTTCCAATGTGAGTGTGTTGCTCTCTTTTTTATTACTGCCGCTTCCTCCGCTGCTGCTAACCGAATAGGCAGACGCATAAGCATCATATAATGCCTGCTTTTCCGGCGTTGGATTTGTTAAAGGTATCCCTGCCTGAGCCTTCCGAACAATTTCATCATAAGTCGCACTGTCTATTCCGGAACTGCTGCTGCTCTTGCTGGAACTAGTACTGCTCTTATTGGAACTGCTGCTACTACCACCACTGGTACTGCTTGTAGTGCTTTTTTGAGTGGTGTTGCTAACGGACTCGTTTGCTACTCTTTGGTATCTGGGGTCATTTTTAGCTACAGTGTATTTTGCTCCGCTTGCCATTGTTTTGGTTATGGACCCATCAGGGTTGGTTTTGTAAGTTGCCAATTATTACACCTCCCCATTTCCAATACTGGTTAGTATCTCTGTTTTTTCGTCTTCAGTCAGCAAAGGATAATCTAAAATTATTTCTTCTTTAGATTTTTGTTCTGCTTCCATCCTTTGAGCAATTACTCGTATAAAAATGTTCAGTTTCCAGGAAAACATCAAATACCGCCTCCTAAAATAAAGGCAACTGCCATCTCTAAGTCAGCTATGCGCTGTTCTTTTGGATTTGACAAAACCTCCTGTTCTGCTTCTGCTATAAAAGGAGTATCCAGTTTAACTACTTCCCCATTCTCCACTTTATAACATTTTCTGTTTTTATCATAATCTGGGTCATCTTCAATAACTAATCCCCCGTACATTTTTTTAAATTCATCGGCAGCATCTGGATACATATTTTCAAACGTAGCTGTTGGCGAGGTGTTTATTCCAACAATCTCACCGGTTTCCTTCAGATAAATTAATAACATTGATATTACCTCCTGTTAAGCCGTTACAGTATAAGTTACATCTATCCCAGAACACCCTTCATCCTCGGTCGTGCTTACGGTACTACCTTTTCTCCATTGTGCGTAAGCCTTGATTTGAAAAGTTGCATTTGTATAGTCAATATTTAATACCTCAACGATAAATTTTCTCATCTGCCAGTAAACAGTACTACTTCCGTAAGCACCAAAATTTTCAAACATAGTTTGCACATTGTTATCGTTTAGTCTAGCTTCTGCAAATACTTTAAAATTTTTACCTTTAAAGTCACTTGGAAGTTGTATGGTAATAATGGGAACACGTGTTAATACGTCTGTTTCAGTCCACCATGGATAAGAAGTGTGAAAATCATTCCCAACTGTTGATACCCTATTAATCTCCGTAAGGTAATGATATTCTTTCCCTAATCCAGCCACAAACCTCAAAAACCCGTCAGCACTCATTTGCGTAAAGCTGCCGTCAACATGGTAACACTTTGCAGTGCCGTCAGGGGTAACCATAAATCCTTTGTAGGATGTCCCCATGCGCATGATCGGTTCCTGGTCAATGAAACTTCTGCCGGAAGTATAGTAGGCTTGATGTTCTTCTAAAGTTCGGGCAACTTTGGAGAAGCGAAGTTCGTCAATGATACCGTTGGCTTGAAAGGCATACTCAGTAGCAAGAACTGATTTATCACCAACATACATTAATACGGGAAGAGTCCCAATTGGTTCAGAATAAGATAAATCCCCGCCCGCCATTTGAACGCCATTAACGCAAAGACGTATTACAGAACCATCCCCCGAGAACATTATTGAATATGATACATCTGTTAATAACGGGGTTGATGTCCCCGCAACTTTAGCAACACCATTGCTCCAAACCACACATTGCAATAAACCAGACTGAACAGTACGAATCACATATCTATTATTAACATCTATATAACAATCCCATATATAATTAATTTCCCCATTATTCTGTTCACTGGTAGGGATATACGTTAATTCTACCGTCCAATTCCCCTTGTTAAACACTCCTGCTGTCGGGATAGTTAAGATTTCTGACGAACGGGTTGTACTGCCGAGAATCCATGATGTAGCGGATGTAGCGTAGGATTTTTGCTCAACTTGAAGGCCATCTACATAAAATGTTGCTGAACCAGTACCACTTTGTTCAATAAATAATTTAGCAGTCCCCGTAGCTATAGCAGTAAATGTTTTGCTAAATCTTTGCCATGTACCTGCAATTGCAGCAGGTAAAACAAAATCATTCCAAGTTAAATTAGGATCTTGTACAGTACCCCTCATTGCCAGATTCGTATCAGCAGTATACCAGCCACTAACCGTGTATATTAACCCTGCGGTAACCGCAAAATCTACTTCAACTCCACCATCCACAGTTCCGGTATTTGTAATAACTTTTAAACTTGCATTTCCAGACCATTTTTTTGTTGTATCTCTGAAAATAGTAGAATTAAACACTACAAATCCAGTTGTATCCGTTTCCGCACTACTCTGGTTCGCCGTCAGTAGGTTGGTCGTGCCCTCCTCAATCAATATCCCCCGCACAATCCTTGCCGTATCATATCTGGCAATCCCGGAAGTCACAGGGACCCCATTGGGTAAATAAGCAACAGAAGGCCGAGAAAACGTTCCCTGAATGACGTTCTTTGAATCATACAGTGAATCATCAAAGGGAAAGTAAGCCGTTACGTTGGAATCATTAATGACCTGTCCGTCATAACGGACATCATCTGTAGCTATTTCCCAATCATCAATGGAATAACTCCCCTCTGACGTTTTGGCGTTTATACATTTTTTTATAATTCCTGTAGCTCCTGGAGCCCATAAATCACCAACATCATATGGAGGTGTAGGAGTTGTAACAAAAACTCTTCTTTTTTGATCGGCAGTATCTTGCGCTGTACTAGCAATCTCATAGGCATTGATAGCCGCTTGATCTTCAATTAACGCCCAAGTGTTTGTACTGGAATCATATCTTTTTAGTTCCTTAGAACTTGCTTTATACCACATATCGCCATTATGCTTTGGTCTGTCATCCACCGTCCATGTGTTGGGATCGGTCTCTTGAAAATAAGTTTCTATTTTGCCATCAATTTGAGTCTGTAAAGAAGCTTTATCAGCAGTATAAATATCAGAAACAAAGGTAGCCAATTCTTCAGAAGCGGTATTGTCTCGAACCGAAACCCAATTAGATTCATTCCAACGATATAAATGATTATTATCGTCTGTATCTATCCAAAAATCTCCAATCTCACTAGCTGTAGGAGTGTTTGCTTGATAGAAAGTCTTAATTTTGCTGTTAGCGGTAGTTTGAGCAGTATAAGCATTGAGATAAACAATCCCCACTGCATTAGTCGGGGTTGCCCTCCATGCTAAAGTACCCTGCGAACCATGATCCGCATCTTCATATCGATAAATATCCGCTGTAGTAGGAGGAGTATGCCCATCTATATCTATCCAAATATCACCAAAAGCCATACCGCTTGAAGGAGCATTGGGTTGAAAGAATCCTTGTATCTGACCATCTGCAACTTCTTGAGCAGTAGCCGCTGCACTAAGAGCCTGATTTGCAATAGAATCATCTGTATATTTGGTGGCTAATTCCCAATCAGCAGCTACATACAAACCACTTACTCTGGCTACTTTACATCTTTTTAAATCACCGGATTCCCCTTCAGCCCATAAATCACCAACATCATATGGGGTAGTGGGCGTAGTGGTGAATACTCTGCGCTTACTATCTGCCGTATCTTGAGCAGCCTGAGCATTGGCAAGGGCAGTGACCACATCTGCGTCCTGAATCCTTATCCATTGATAAACACCCGTCGCAAATGCAAATCTATAACCATATCCCGTAGTTGAGTCGTAAAACAAATCACCTAGATGTTTATTTTTTTCTGTATCTGTTGTCCATTCAGATGTAGGCAAATTAGACAATGTCGGCTCGTAATCATAAAACCATGTAGCAATTTGCCCATCAATTTGACTTTGTAAATTTGCAATGTCTGGATCATAAACTGTAGAAACAAAATCACTCACTGTTTGATCCGCCTTTGCCTGTGCTCCGGATTCCGTTTCCATCTCAATAATGTTTTTTAATATTTCACCTACTTGGATATATCCGGCATGGATAACCCCTAGATTAGCGCTGATCGCCGCCAAGTTTTCTACGTTAATTTTTTCCGCCGTAACCGCATCTGCTGCAAGTGCCGCTGTCTGCACCGCTCCTGCCGCTATTTTTATGGCCGTTACTGCATTGGCCGCCAAAGCGTCCGTCAACACGCTCTCGGAAACAAGAAGGCTGCCGTCAACGACAGTAGCCTTTGAAACCACTAAATGGGTACCATTTTTATTTAAGAATATTAATACATCATCATCAGTCATAGTTGGCAATATCTGTGCAGTCTGCATTATGGTGGGATAATCAAAATCCCACCAAACATACAACTTATCAGTACTTCCATCCATGACAGAATATTCTACGCCCTTGTAAACAATTTTTACATTGGACCAGGATACATATCCTGTCTGCGGCGTATTATCTGCAATTCCGTAATCACTTAATAAATGAGTCTGCCAATTAGTTTTTGCCTCTGTGACAGCCCCAGCAGCAATCTTTAAGTTTGTGACAGCTCCATCGGCCAGAAGTGCCTCTGTTATAGCATTTAAAGCTATTTTGGCAGTGGTTACGGCCTGCTCCGCAATTTGGAGTTCATGATTAAGACCTACTATTTTGTCGCTTAATTTGTCTGTTAGTACATTACCATCATTATCGGTTATGCTATCAACGGTTTCATTTGCTGGTTTCCCGACTTTTTTTTCATATAACTGCAGTTGAGAAAGCATTCTTTCTATTTCTGCAAAGTTGCGATTCAGCAGAGGAATAAGATCCTCGTTAAAATCAGTAATTCTATATGGTAATCTGATAATATCTTGTTCTCCTGCCATATTGTCAACTCCTTATTCAGGCCGTTACTTAGGACGTTGTTTTGGTCTGTAGAGTACCATTATCCCTCTTATTTCAAAACTTTGGCCCGCTGTATTATGAATAACTTTAGGACGAATATACCTGCATCTATCACCAGGCGCATTGAATCTCCTAACCAAATCGTCACCGTCTTTATATATAAGTTCCTGAAAAGGCCCGTAATCTAATGACAATTGTACAATGGCGTCATTTGCTCCTGGCCCGTCCGACACCAATATCTTTTTAATCTTTTTTTTGTATTCCGGCTGTCCCATATCAAAAGCTTTGCCGATCCAGTAAGAATCAATAGCAACCCCATCATCGGAATTACCTGCATCCTGCTGTCTTACGTACCCATCAAGAGATCCGCCTGAGTAAAATAATACCTGAATCCCATTGTTATACTCCTGAAAACAACTAACTTCTATGTTCCTGCGCGGCCAAAAAGCGCCGGTTAACGGATCGTATAAAATAACCAGGTTATTAAAGCTATTAGAATTCTCCGGCAAGGCAAACCATAACAGCCCTCCCCATCGTCCCGCTACGGCCTTATGAATATATTCGTGATTGATTTTACTCCACAGTACCGGTATTTTTGCTTGTGATAGATTGATCACTTTTGCCCCGTTGTAAAGGCATATCCCTTCATCGCTGACAAAATATAGATATAATCCTTCCTGCACTACTGCCCGTGGCCCTACGCATCCAATAGTAGGTACAGTGTTGTCTAAAACAAAATCATCAATGCTGGTTCCTCGGAGAGAATAAATAGAATATCGCTTAAATATAGTCAATTCACCTAAATAAGGGGGCAAGGCAGTTATAATATCACCGTCACCCTTGGCTATGTCCCAATAATTTACTGCCGGCCATGTCTCCGGGGCAAAGCTGTCACTCCATTTTAATGTGGAGGGTGCGGACTTTGGAACTGTGAACAATTTCTCCTTAAATAGTACGCAATATTGTCCGTCTGCCGGAGCGTTAGCTAAAACTGTGGCTGTTGTTCCGTCCCATTTCCACGGCTTGTCAATACCGTTAAAAGCCACCATATAGTTAACCAGCGTGGCAAAATGGACCATTGCAGAGGTATCCAAGTTGGATGGATAATCGGTAACGGGAAGTATAATGGATTTAAATGATGAATCAACCGGGTCCCAGTAATATGGAAGTCCATTTGCTACTGTGACAATTTTTCTGTTGGCGCCGTAATAATAAGAATGGAGGCCTTGAATAGAGCCTCCTAATGCAACGCTGTTTAGTTTTATCTGTCCCGGTACGGATGTTAAGGAACCAATCTTTGTTGATATTACATTCTGGCAATCACTGGACTGATTATCTGCCAGCTCATTATCGTCCAATTTATCTACCAATCCGCCGGAAAAATCCCGAATGGACCATTCTTGCGGTTTCTGCATGAACCAATCACCACCCTGCTATCCGTTAATATTACATATACGCCCCGGCTTTAACCCGATGTTTTCTTTTATATTTAGGCTGCGCAAGCTCAAACCACTCCTGGCGACGCTTATAATACTCGGCTTCCCAAAATTCCGCTTCTTCTTCATCCTCACCATCAACATAGTTTTTCCAGATAGCAAAGGCAATTATGGCATCTTCACAGTCGGCAAGTTCCGGGGTATCCGCGTCCTGCGTCATTGTTGCCGGGCGCGGCTTGTAAACCAATTGCACCTGACCGGAGGCAGAAGGGATAAGTTTAATATTGTCCCCATCCTGCTTCCAGAATTTTGGTGTGCCGGGGCCGTAACCAGGCAGAATATCATCCTCATATAATTCAAGTTTTTCGCCATTCCAGCCAATGGACTGAATCTCTAAACACTCAACGGGTAATGCAAAGGTGCCGTTCACGGCATCCAGGTATACTGTTTTTGTACGATTTAGTTTTTTTGCTAACTCTAATTGTCCTCTATTTAGCCTGTCCCCGGTTTGCGAACTGCTTCCCGTAACAGTCTCAACGGCTTCCTTTAGATATTGATAAGCTGTTGCCATTGCCATACACCTCCTCCAAAACAAAAGAGAGCCGCAAAGGCTCTCTTTTGTTATTCAACTATCGCCACCCATTAGTTGATTATCCCCTTGTTTTTCCACTCATCAAAATACTTATGCCATCCCTTTTTATCTTCTTCATCTTTAACAATTAAATCATTAATGGAATTAGGTTGGTTTTCTCCAAATGCATTTATAAACGTCTGTATTTTTGCTATAATTTTTAAATTATTAAAATCAAATGTAAAACATTCGTCTCCAAAATCATCAACAAAACAGTAAAAATTATTTTTTATCCAATTATACATAATACCACCTCATTAAAAAATTTTCCTGTATGCATATGCCACTGATAATGCGTGAGAATTTACACTATCAGTGTTTAATACATTTATCTTAAATCCATTTGGAGCAAATATATTTTTTTTTAAAGATACCCAGTTTCCATCTTGTCCTGTTCCAGTTGCTACATTCCAAAAATTTGATATTCTCACACCAGTTGACGCTGGTGATACCCCTGACCATGTATTATTTTGTAAAAAACATAATGCGCTGGCTACATTTGCAGGAGTATATAAATATAAAAACAATATTATACTAGAATAATCAGTTGACATATCTAATTGTATTATTTCTGCACTAACTCCTGCCCAGTTTCAGTCGTATTTGCAGCGATATTTCCTAAAGATGTTTGCAATCTCGAACCTAATACTATTCCATTACCACCTTTTGCATAACTTCCCGTTACCGTGACAGGTGCCACCCCTGTCCCGGTCCCCTGAAATTGTTTTAATAGCCCTTTTAAAAGTGCGGTCTGGCTTCCGGAAGCTGCCGGATCAGTGACAGCGGCATCGGCCACAGTTCCCAGGACCGTGGCCAAAGTTTTTAAACGATCCAGTGCAGTATTTGCTGTGGGGCTGGCCTGGACCTCACCGATCCTGATGAGCAGGTCATTGATGTCCGCGGATAGCCTCCGGATCTTGGCACTCAGGGACCCGGTGGCCCCGGCCGTCACCGTTGCATCGGAAATCTGTCCCAAGTCTGTCAGGACTCCTTTGAGCAAGGAAACAACGCTGCCGGCAGCTGTCGGATCCGTCACGGCTGCCGCTGCCAGCGCGCCCAGTGCGGCGATCGCGCCATCATCGGCTGTGATCTTGCCTAAGACCCGCGCGGCCCTGTCCCCAATATCTACCGCATCTGTAATTTTTTTGATACCGGACGTATCCATGATAGATGTCAACAGGGCTTTAATTTCGTCTTGCTTTGCTTCCGTCGCCGGTGCCGCAATAATTTTAGCCAGGATAGCGGCCAACGTCGTTTGAGTGGCAAAATCTTTCGCCCCTAATGCGCTTAATAGTGTTTCCAGTTCGCTTGCCCGCACGTCCAATTTGTTTGATGTTGCAGACAGAGGATTGCCGTCCGGACCATATATCTCGATCCGCTGCGCTCCGTTTCTGCCTTGCAGAACTTCATATTCGTCCTTTACGGCATCAAATATCTGCGGGATAGGCTTACCATCAACATCTTTTTTTATCGCTTTTGTATTATATGCCACCTTAGATCACCCCTCTGCCCAAATCTTTGATTATTTGCAAATCAATATAACCATTGTTTGGGTACGTTTCCCGTTTGCCGTCCGAGAATACAACCTCAAATTCACATCTGTAATTTCCGTCAATATCAGTTTCTCCGGGAACCCAAACTACCCATACTTCACCGGATACAGCATTCATGATGTCAACAGCGCGACTGATTTTTGGCGGATAACCATGCATGGCTGCGTGGAAAAATACATGCGCACCAGTGAGATTAATCGGCAATTTATCAGGTCCCTGCAGTATCGCTTTTATGCATGTCCTTGTATCGCCGCGCTTAATCGTTATCATAAGTTATGTAACCTCCTTGTTTTCTTCTAATGTCGCAGCGCTATTGAGAAAGTATGTTGTAGTTGTAACATCAAATAAGCTCACTGATACATAATTCTGCACAGATTCAATGCTTACTGTATTCCACATTCGATCGCCCCCACAAAAACAGATGATATCCCGCCGGATACATAATCCAATATATGTTAAATATATCTGTTAACAATATAAGCGGTTGCCCCTGTTATCGTCACCTGATTACTGGGAGTACCGCCAATTACTGATTTGGGGAAATATCCTCCTGCCGGTACAGTGATAGAGATACCGTTTACATTAAATACCCCGGCATTTGCGGTATCTGTGTTATGAATCTCTATTGCTGATATAGGTTCTGAAAAAGTGAGTACTCCTGCCACTGCGTTAGCTTGTGTTTTTTGCTCCGCAAAAATACTGCCCACCTGCACCACGGCATCAGCATAGGTTCCGTCATCCAAACCTACCAATCTTTTATAAACACCTTTTGTTTTATTGTTATTATCAATCGCATTAACAACTGTTTTTACATTTGACATTTATCTCGCCCCCCTATTTTTGGGATAAATCATGTTATTTGCGGCCTTGCGCATTGGCCGCAAAGTCATCATAAATTCTCCCCCGCATATTTCGCAAAAACACTCCTGGTATCCCTTGCTATGGCATTTACATCATTTCTAAACTGCTTATGCTTTTCTGCCCGCATTTTTTCATTTTTGGCATCAATTTCTTGGAATATCCTCTTTCCTCTGGTCTTGATATTATTTCTCCGCGTCACAATTACCGCCCTGAAGTCCAATTCAGGATAAGGCAATGGAATGCACAAAGTATCTTCGCATTTATTTCCCAGAGAATGAATTTCAAATTGCCGTGTCATGGTGTTTCTGACTACAAAAAATTCCGGATCAATGTCATTAATTTGTTCCGGTATCTTTAAAACGCTGGTAAACAGTGGCTCTAACCATGGTTTTTTGGATAGACGGCAATTTATCTCTTCAATTTTTCGAAACATTTCAGACATGTTGCCCACCCCTAAGACAATGAGGAAAGATCCGTTCGTCGAATCCTCCCTCACTGCTTGTTTTTTTACTTTACTTCTTCTTTCCGTCTGAATTATTTTAAACCCCAACGGCAAAAACCCTGCAAATTACAGAATTTAAATTTGTTGCGTTAGCCACTTCGCTGGCGGCAGCTGCTGAAACAGCCCCGGCAGTAGCTGTGGTTGCATTTTGGGTGTATGCTTCCGCAGTATTTTCCGTATGGCTATGCGCTGCCTGCGCTTTTACAGGAGTATAAGCTTTTAGTTTTTTATTTGCATGGTCAAATTCAAATAAATACCCCCCGGAAGGATACGCCATTAAACCATATATGGCATTAAGTCCAAGACTTTTAGGCTCTATTGGTTCTCCGCCGGTAGGATATGAACTGCCAAGCGTAATATCAGCCACAACTCCAACTGCGTTACCCATTTTAATACGATTTTTTAAGGATGCGGAAACAGGCATAAAATTCACCCCTTTTTAATTAAAAGCGCGGAAGAAGACTTCCTCTTTTCCGCACTTTTGTCATTTTTTACCTAAGTATTAAGAATGCTCTTGAATGCCGTACAACTCAAATTGCCCAATCGGCTTATCGCAAGCCAAATCGGCATATTTCGCCAAGGTAGCTTCATAGGCGGCCTTATCTGCCACTCGGGTCAGCATTGCCCCGTCGTCATTCAGCCAATCCCAATCGTCAATCTGATGGAGCATCCAGTTGTCCAAGGACAATCCGTACATCTTGCCGGCCATCAAAAGGTCGTCCACTACCAACGGAGCATTGATATTCCCGCTAGTGAAGCTGATAGCAGACCAGCCGCCTTTTAACTCCATATTATTGACAATAGACTTGGTGGCCAGCAAATAATTCATATAAGCCCGTCTTACCCCAGCGGAACACATCAAGAAGTTAATCTTGGATCCGGCGCGTCTCCGCACCTTGTCAATTGCAGTCTGAATTGTCACGTCGGCAATCTCGCCGGCTACATTGGTCCGGGTAGGAGCCAGCCACGGGTAAGCAGCTTTATCCAGCCCATAAATAGAGTTGCTTTCAAAGACATACTTCAATCCAGAAAGCTCCATATCTTTGTTCCCGGCCAAGTAAATTACATCGTTGGCGGCTGCCCCGGTTGCACTGGAAACAGTAATTGTGCCAGCCGCTTCGTCCACTACGGTTACCTCTGCTTCACTGGTATCTTTGGTGGATCCGGTATAAATATCTACCAGCATCCCTTCCACAAAATACATGGTTCCCGGTTCCCCGGCAGCGTCAGCCTCCGTTTTTAATGTCAAAACATTTCCTGCTACACTATTAATGGTAGCTAATTTACCGCTGCCATCACCAAGAGTTTGCCGGCCAAAATCTAACTGAGCGTCAATCCGGCAGTCGTCAATCTGCTGCTCAAGCATATTTGCAAAAGACGCTACGTCAGATTTGGAAGCCTTCATAATTTTGTCCGTAATCTGGAATCGAGCAAAAATATTCTTTGTGGTCAAGGTTGCCTGCTTGGTTTTACGGGGATTCGGAGTAGGCAGAGTGCCGTCATCGGCGCGGTTACCAATACCGCCCACGCGGCCATACCGCAAGGGAACCTTAATCATGGAGTCGCCTGCAGAAATAAACCGACTGGTTTTTTCAATTTGCGCTAGAAACGCATTTACCTGGTCATTCATTTGATAGCGGAGGGGTCCCAGATAAACATTTTTCAGGACTTCTCCGACATTTGCCATTGTTACCATAGGCATAATAAATCATCTCCTTAACTTGTGTTAAATTTTGTTTTTTGTTTTCCAAAGGTCAAATTAAAAACCCCCTGTCATCACTTTTTTAAAATAATTAAGTGCTGAGGGGGTGGCATCTTTAATATTTTTTACATCCGGGGCCGGAGCTGCCGGACTCGCTCCCGCAGGCTGATTGCCTATTACTACTGGAGGCTGCCCTTGCCTGATTGCTTGTGCCTGCGACTGAGCAAACATTTGCTTGATTTGATCATTTTGCAGAATTTTTTGCACAAATTCCGGATCAGCCAACATTTGTTCAGGAGTTTTTATTTGGGCCGCTTGGGCCGCCAATTCCGCCGCCGTTTGCTGGGCCTTAATAGCTTTTGCTTGATTGAAAACATACTGTACTTTATTAAGGTTCTCCGGCAGGGCGCTGATGATATCGGCCTGTTCATTAATCACCTGGGACATTAAGGGCTTTAATGCTTCAAACTCCTGGGGATTTGCCTTTGCAACCTCCTCTGTTTGCTGATTCCATTTCTGCATCTGCACTGATTGCTCATGGGCCTGAACTACGGGCTGAATTTGGGAAACAAGCGGCTGCAAAGCAGACTGAATAGCGTTTTTTGTAATCGCCGAGACAAGAGTGTTCATTGTCTGGATAGGATTTTCATAATAATCCTGCAAAAATTGCTCATTCATTTGGCTAATCTGATCTTCGGTCAGCTGAGGCGGTTCTTTTTGGAGTGACGCCGCTTGATTTTGTTGTTGCGCTGCCTGTTGCTGAGACTGAATCAGACCGGTCAACTCTTCAACTTTCTTTTGGAGAGCCTGCACTTGACCCAATTGGTTGCCTTGTTCCCCTAATTTCTGTTCTAAAGACCCATAACTTTTTAGCAGGGCGCTTACGTTTACCGTTCCATCCGGGTTTTTGAATTTATCCGGCACGGGAGTTTCCGGCTGGGATTCGTTAACCTGCGGCTGCTGGTCCGGTGTGGCTTGCTGTCCTTGCTGTACTTGCTGAGTTTGTGATGCTTGCGGTGCTTGCTGTGATGCTTGCTGCCCCTGCGCCTGCGATACCTGGGGCGCTCCTTCGCCCTGTTGCAGGACTTGGTTGGCAGCTCCCTGCATCTCCTTGGATTGAATCTCTTGGGACTGTGTCACCCATTTGCTGCCGGTTCCCTGTAAAAAGTCAAGCAAAGCATTTCTATTTCCCTCGGTCTGCGGCTGCTGCTGCAACTGTTGTGCTTGTTGCGCCGGTTCTGGTTGTACCGGCTGCTGAACTGATTGGGATTGTGCTTCCCCGTTCCCTGTGCCAATCTGTCCAATTTGGCTAACTTGACTGCCTGCTGCGGAATTATCGGCTGCCTGGGTACCTGCATTTAATTGTCCGTCCATAATATATATTTACCTCCAATTAATAAAACCGCTCACGGCCCTGCTATTAGGGTTATCGCTGCGGTCTTAGTTAGTTTTTTATAATTATTTTTAATATTAAATTACTTGTGCAGCGTTACACTATGCCGCGTTATGCTGCGCCCTCTCCCCTTCTCGGTTCTCCCTGTCCCGGGGCCATTGTTTGGGGTGACGGCATGGCTGGCATTAATGCCATTAAATGCTGATCTACATGGGACTGGTATATCAGGTCGATCAGCGGATTTTGACTCATCATTTCTTCATATTCCACCGTCAGCCGAAACTGATTATGGCGGCTTATATGAATAAGGTGATCGTCATAATTCGCTGCAGAAGGAATTTGCCCGCCGGTCTGCATAATCCGGTTTTCCCGTTCTGCCTTGGAAATATGCAATTCATCCATGTCATCGGCAGATTCCCAATTACCGAATTCAATCATTTCAAATATCTTCGCCCGCATTTCCTTGCTAATCTTGCCCGTTTCCGGGTCAATGAAGAGAGGTGTGTTAAGCAGGTCAAATATCATCTGCCTGCGCTGCGCAGGGCTTTCCGCCAATGCGCTGAAGGTATCAAGTATCACATCATCGGACCGAAGATCGCTTGCTTGCCAGTCGAGCAGTTCAACCACATTGTCCTTGCCAATCCGGCGAATAGTGCGCATTCCTTGGCTAAATGCCTTATATAGCCTTAACCATTGCTTGCCGTTCTCAATTAAGAACATTTCCACATTTTGCGCGGTACTGGAAAGCCTGGTATCGTGCTGCGCCAGTGCTATGGATAATGCCACTCCGGACTTAACTCCCGGAGGTGCTTGGCTCATCCTGCTCATTTCCGACACCCCGGAAAGCATAGAAAACTCGGTCAGCAGGTCTTGCAATTCGGTATTGAAATCATTTGGCAATGATGGCTGCTGGACCGGCTGAGGCGCGCTAAATCCTTTTTGGTAAGTGTGTATTGCTCCCGGGAACCCTGCGTTTTCCTCAAATATATCTAAGTCTACGGCCCCATCTTCCACTGTCCATTGACCAATAGCCACACGATTCAGATGCTCGGCTTTACGGTTTCGGAGGGCGTTATACCTTCTTTGGACGGGGATACAGCGCTCCACGACGGTTTTTCCAAAAAAGCACCCGGCGCGGGTAATGCAATCTACCTTAGTAAACGGCAATCCAAGCTTGTCATCCTCATCCACCGGGAATGGCAATGGTCCGCTATAAAGCATCTGTTTCCCGGCCACAATAATTAAACGGCCCTGCGGATGCTGTTTTGTGGGCCGTTCGTGGTATTCTTTTACTAAAGCATGATTTTCCAGTTCAGTGGTGCCAAAATGATATTGCCCGGTGCCGTACCCCAGTCCGCCAATACTGGTCATGGTGCGCTGAAGCTCCATTACTACCGTTTTCTCCGGTTTAACGCGCACTCCCCATATTTCTTCTGTATCATCCACGTGGTAAGCGCGGGCGTGAATAATGCTTTTACACTGCTTTATATCTTGATGATAAATAGAATCAGGATATATTTCCTGTCCGGGGACTAAAACAGTGTCAATGTCACCCTCTCTGATTTCCTCCCGTTCCCCGGTTTCGGCATTTATCGCTACTGCTATAACGGCCCCCTTATTTGGGTTCCAGACATTCTTGAATAGTACGCTCCCGCACGCCTCAGACCACAAATAAGCCTCATTTTGCAGGTCCCTGATTCCATTGTCATTATAGACATTGCTAATTAGCTGAGAACCTATCTTAGATGCACGAATATCCTGCTGCTCTCCGGAACCGGGCCGCACCTTTAATATAGGTCGCATCCGGGAAAGCTTGGCAATCCGGGTTTCCACGATGGGCGCGATATGGTTGAATACTTCCCGCTCCTGCCAGGGATAAAGAGGAGGAATTTCGTCAATTGTTCCCGCGGCGGTGTTGATGTCAACGTATTGATTGCCTTCAAGGAAGGCCGCATTTAGACGCCATTGAAGCTCCAGGGGCCGGCGTTCTTCTTCCCGGCGCTTGAATTCTTTCTCGACAAAGGCAACGATCTCCTGAGTTCCAGGGTCTAATTGATTTATAGGACCCTGGGAGCCTTGAATATTGTTACCTTGCGGGCTATTTTGCCCCAGGTCCGCTTCAGGCGGCTGCCTGCTTCCGAATGAAAAACCAAACATGGTTATTCACCTGCCTTTTCCTCTGCATCTTCTATGTCATCCGGCATATACGGCGGGTTTTTAAATCTTTTCTTGATAAATGGGTTCGCCTGTGGGTTATTTTGATAGTAAGTAATAAAGTTTCGCTGTTTCCCCGGGACGGGCTGCTCTTTGGCCCGGTATTCCTGGTAATCCCGCGCCATAATGCGATTCAGCAAGTCGCGTCGTTCCCGGGAATAACTATGGGCCATAAATAAAAAGAAGCCTGTTAAGGCTATGTTTGTAAAAGCAAGGACATATATGGCATACAGCACTGGATATCACCACCCCGGCCTATATGACTTTCGGTCTTTTGGGGCATAAGCGCCGGTGCTTGCTGTAGTCCGGTCCGGAAAATGACTCTCCGCAATAGCTGCATACATATTCCTTGGGAGTGTCTTGGTTTCTTTGCCCCTCTGATTTTTTTTGCGGATAGGCCAGCGCTGTTTTTTGCTCCGGTTCGTTCCATGGACCCGATATTATAGAGTCGAATAACTCCTGCTTGTGTTTGTCGCACAGCTTGAAAAGAGTTGATATGGGCGCGTCCGGCCTCCCTAAAAAATGTGTGGCTAGTGTGCGGCAGGGGTGAATGTCGCAGTAAACCCCCTTTATGGTGCAGGGGAATATCTGGACCCGGTCCTTGGGTGTTTGTTGATCTGACATAAAGTAATAACCTCCTGTAATTTACTTTGATCTATGTCCCATAATGGCTCTCTTCAGATTTTCTGCCTGAGACAGGTGGTTGTGCTGCACTTTTTAGGCTTTCCGTTGATGCTTACCGGCGTGTTGCCCGGGGTGCGCTCAAATACGCCGGTCGCGTGGCCGTAAGCCAGCCATTTTTTGTAGTTGGCATTACTGGAGAAGTTCATGGTAGCCACCTCCCGATATAAATAATTAACTAATTAACTGTTAACCCAGCCCCCGGGCGGTTCTCCGAAAGTTAAAACCCTTGTATTTTTTTAACTTGGCCTCTTTGTGGGCCTGCACAATGGTTTTTTCGGGGGCCGGAGGCTTGGAATGTTTGGCGTGGTAAGAAATAAGTCCGTAACCCACGGCGTCATACGGGTGGTCATAGTTACAATCTGCAATCACATCTGGATCCTCTTCGTCCTCCACTAGTTCAGGCATAAACTCAATAAATTTTTTGCAGCGTTTCATAACCTGGAACTTAGCGTAATATTCACCGGTTTCTTTCCCAGTGGCCGGGTCTATTACTGGCAAAGGTTTCAAATATTCATGAAAGGTATCTTTTCGGAGTTTCCTGTCAGTTATGGCCTTTGTAAAGCCACCAATTCCGCCCTCCATGTAGTAGTCAATGAGGCTTTTCCCGCTTTGGTCCCTGTGGTGAGTGTTCCATGCATCTACCCCGGCAACGGTATAGCCTATTTTTTCGTTTTTCTGCACATATTCCCCGTTTTCAAAAACTTTATATTTCGACAGATCCGCCACCCGTTTTGCTTGCTCCGTATACAGCAAGCGGGGATCATCTTCTCCTCTGGTAAACTCCCGATAGAGATACACAATGCCGTTGGGGGAGACCGTCAACCACCCCCAGTAAAACGGATCGGCATAGCCATTGTCCAGGCAGCGCCACTTGTACCAGAAGTCAGGCGGGTCAAAGTTGTCTACGACGTGAATCTTTTCAGACCATTCCGGGAA